TTCTACAGTTAACCTGAATGCCCTCCTGAGCCAATACAGTTTTTCCCCGGTAATTGCTCTTGAGGGGCTAGTTGATAACAAAAGGTTGGTTTTGTTGTATAGTCTTGCTTATATTGAGTTGTACAAGCTGAAACCATAATTGTTGTAAGTAGTATAATTTTTTTCATATTTGCCTCCTATAATTGATAAGATGAACCATTTGTAGATGATATAATTGCTCGAAAATTCACTTTAGCACTTCTCCCACGCCCTGCACACCACGCACGACACGTTACTACATATTGAGTATTAGCAATGAGTATTGCCCCAGAATCATTAAATGGGTTAGATACATTAGGTGAAATAGTATTGCTAATATCAATTACAGACGGTAATGTAATTGTTGTCGGTGTCCGATTACTACCACTACCATAAAAAGTTTTGCTTTTACTCTCTCCTGTCGGAGTGTGGACAACATACAATGTTCTCGTCGCTTTTGTAGCAGGTAGTACAAATTGACATACATACTCATAATATGTATCACTTAATGCAAAACTGTTTTTCGTTTCTGAATATGTTTTACTTTTCCCTGTTGCTTTTGATGTCCAAGTTTTAGCCTCATAGATATTACCTCCGATCAATTGGTTGATTTCAAGTTCTCCAGTAAATTTACCTGTTAATCCCTCAATTCTTGCTCCTTTAATTATTCCCCCTGTAATTGTTGTACCTGAAATTGTCCCACCACTAATTGTCGTACCTGTAATTGTACCAGCAGTTACCTTACCAAGATTTGCCGATATTGCCGCTAAATTGTTTACATTTAGCTTATCCGCAGTGATCGAACTCCCCACAATATGACTTGCATTAATCGAGTTTGCTGCCATATTTCGAGCTGCAATCGTGCCGGCTGCGATTTCGTTGGCGGTAATGGTATTTGCTGCAATTTGTTGAGCAGTAACGGTATTAGTAACTATTGAGCCACCGTGGATAGCGGTTACACCGGCATTTTGCCAAGGGCTAGGCTGAGTGATATCTGTAACATTATCACTAGCCTCCTCAAGCATTGGTCTACGAGCAAATAAAAATGGATTAGCTTTACCTTGAATATTATCTAATCGTAATGCGAAACGAATACAGCCTGAAGTAGGTGCAGTAAATACAACCTTAACCCGTTTCATATTTTTAAATTCGCCTTGATGAGCACTATAGCCAGTAATTACCTCGCTGTTGCCTATCCGACCTAAGTAAGCACCACCAGGTTTTTCGATATTCTCAATGACTAATTTAGCTTGCCCACGATGACAAGCTAACCATACGGAGGCAATATATTTTTTATTAGGCACAACATTAATATCCTGAGATAACCACCCAATTCGCCCAGTATCAGAGGTTTCCTTTGTAGTGCTATACCGCATCGAAAATACTAACTCATTTGGTAGTCCTCCATTTTTTAGTCCGTAATTATCTTGTTTATTCCTATTGAAAATATTACGGGTGTCAATATTTAGCCGATCACCAACTTCTCCTCGCCAGTAGTTCCAGCCAAACGGAGCTATTGACAAATCGGGTGTTGCAAAAATAGGATTAACCAGCAAATTCCCGCCTAGCCCAATCGCTAACTTATCCGCCGATATTTGCCCTGCTGCCAAGTGTTCCGTACGGATAGCTCCCGCCGTCAATATTCCGGCTCTTACTGAGTCTGCATCAATGTGGCTACCTTTAATTGTACCTGTTGCAATTAAATCCCCATTAATCGCAACTTTATTTTGAGCCACACCAAACAATCGTACCGGTTGGCCGTCTTGAGCATTTTTTACTACCTCAAATTTGTCTGCCATTACAATGACAGAGGATTCTGCATTGCGATTGTCTGCCGCGGCACCAAGTGCGATACCGGCAATCGCTTTACGTCCACCGGCAATGGTTTCGGTTTTGATGGTATGAGTAGACGATAATTTACCATCTACACCGGCTACAGCATTACTCACTTGAGTAATTTTTGCCAAGTTTGAGCCAACAGAAGCAGTAACGGTATCAATACGAGAGCTTAATGCAGAGTCGGCATTCGCTAAAGTCTCCTGAATAGTATCAATTTTAGCCGAAACTGCACTAACCGCACTGTCCACATCTTCAGGTGCTGGCGTCCAGTCTGTGGCTACGTTGCCTTTTTCAAGTTTGACGCTGTGAAACGCTAACCAATCTGTGGTCTCATAAGTACCATTTACACCAACAAGCAGATAGGCTCGCTCACTTGTCCATTCGGCAGTAAAGGTTATTTTAGGTCTGTTTAATAGGCTGGCTATAACAGGTATTGTTGCTAACCGTTGATTAGCCCCATCAGCACGCATCAAGAATACATAGTTGAGCCCCGTTTTTTGTATGCCGGCTGTACCCTGTACATTCAGGCTAAGTGTGTACTCTTGACCCTGTCTGATATTACTTACTTGAGCGGCTGGTGCTTGTACAATACCGGCCACACCTGCGCCACCAAGCATTCCGAGTCGTATCAACATATTGCCGCGATAGACTGTGCGTGTGATTGATGACATTTTTGTATTGTAGTTGATGTGTTGGTTGTAAGTACTGTCTATCAGTAAGTTCCTTGCACCGATAGAAAGTGAATCAACGGCAGATTTTGCATCAGCTTTCCAAATTGACTGTAAGGAGCTTTGAGCAATACTTGCCACCTCAGTTTTATTTGCTTTGGCGGTTTCCAAACGAGAGAGCGAACCTTCCGTTGTTTTGGTGCGCGCGGTTAGATCACGCAGTGTCGTCACCGTTGTCTGATTAAGTTCCGTCACTGCCCGTTCGGTGCGAGTGAGGTTACTTTCCGCTGCCCCCATTCGGGTTGTGAGCCCCGAAATCTGCGTAGCTTTGGCTTGATCTGCTTTAGCTTGTGCCGCCTGATAAGCGGTGAGGTTGGACTGAACCGCTGATACTTTGTCGTCAATATCCTTGGCGGTTGGTGTCCAGCCTGTGGCAACATTACCCATTTCGAGCTTAACGCTGTGAAATGCGAACCAGTCTGTCGCCTCAAATATGCCATTTGCGCCAATCAGTAACCGAACTTGATTGCTCGTCCACGGCGCAGTAAATGTCACTTTAGGGCGTTGGGACAATGATGCAGTAAGCGGCAAAGTTGGCAATCTAAAATTGCCACCATCTTCGCGGATAAGGTACACATAGTTTAACCCTGTGCGGGTAAAACCTGCCGTCCCCTGCGCATTTAGTGACAAGGTATAGGTTTCACCCTGACGAATACGCGTAGTGGCTTTTTGTGTGCCTTGAGTCACACCAAAATGCCCTGTGCCTGCTTGGGTCACAAACACTTGAGTCAAGCGACGATCACCATATTGCGAGCTTGCCACTCGTGAGCTACCGCCCCAACGGGCTGTCGTCAAATACTCACTATCAACCAGTAGATTTGCACCACCGATTTTCAAGGCATCCACCGCACTTTGCGCATCGGTGCGCCAAATGCTCTGTAAGTTCTGCTGGGCAATACTTGCCACCTCACTTTTATTCGCTTTGGTTGATTGGAAATTGGTAATATTTGATTCCGCATTTGCAACACGGCTTGTTATGTCTGTGAGCCTCTCTGCATTCGCTTTATCTGCATCAACACGAGCTTTTTTTCTTCCGTGATTTTGGCGTTGAAATTAGTCTCTGCTTTGGTCAAGTTCACAGATAACTGATTAAGTTGCTGTGCTTGTGCTGAATCGGTAGCCGCTTGAGTTTGTTTATAACTCGTTAAATCAGCCGAAACAGCACTAACCGCACTGTCCACATCTTCCGGTGCTGGTGTCCAATCTGTCGCTACGTTTCCTTTTTCTAGCTTTAAACTATGAAACTCAACAAATTGATTTGGAGTAGATTGGAAAAAACCAACTAAGAAATAGCCTTGTTGTGTGGTAAACGGTGCTTTGAACGTCAGTTTGTAATAATTGAACTCTGTTTCAGAGGCAACGTTAATCACTGGTAATCTAACGTTATTCCCATCTTGACGCATTAGATAGAGATAGTCTAGTGCCTTACTTCCTCGAGCAAATAATGAGAGTGTATAAGTTTCTCCTTGTTGGAAATAAGATGTGGAATGGCGATTAGATGAACAAATACCAACAGGACCGTTAGTACCTGTTGAGGTTACTTTGATAGTTCGGCGATTTGCATTTTCAGCAAATTCAATTTGTGGGCTACCCCATTTATTGTACGCATTGAACTCGCTGTCTCTTAATAAATTCCGACCTCCGATATTGATATTATCAATCTTAGCATTTAAATTCTGACTGACTTCACTAATGCTTTGGGCATTATTTGCTACCGTACGTTGAATAGTTACGATATTGCTTTCAGCTGCTCCCATTCTTGCTGTTAATGCTTCACGTGCTTGAGCTTCAGCTTTATCGCCGTTTGCTCGTGCTGTTTTTTCCTCTTCCAAGCCTGATAGAGCATTATTAGCTTTTGCTGTGACAGCAGAAATGAGTTGTGCTTGTTGAGCATCAACATTTTGTAACTGTGTAACAGCAGCCCCACGAGCGGTTGCTTCAGCTTGAATTTTTTTCGTTAAATTCGCACTTTCGGCTTGAATGGCTTTAGTACGGTTATTTGCTTCGGCAGTAACGGCATCTTGTCGGTTAGTAATCTCTTGGTTAATGTTGCTTTGAGCTGTTTCCGCTAATCTTCTTGCCAAATTTGCGGTGTTATCTGCACCTGTTAATTGCGAAATAAGGGACGTATCAATTTTAGATTTTGATAATTTGCCGGTAACATCTTCCGCAGCCACTGTAGCTGAGTATGCTGTACCGTTCCAAGTATAGAGCTTGCCGTCAGCCTGATTGTAAACTTGAGATGACGCCAGTTTAGTACCTTTGTCGGTCAAATTAGCGACTGTTTTCACTAATTCTAAACCTCTTGCCGGTGCAGCAACATCAAAAACCTCATTAACAATATTGCGTGATAACTGAGTGTTTAATTCGGTTAATCGAGCATCCAAATCAACCGCTGTTTGTCCTCTTACCCCCTGTTGTTGATAAAACGGTCCGACATTAATGCCTCTGGTATGGCGTAGCCAATAATAGCGTACAACCTTGTTACCTTTTAGTGTGTGAGCGTAGGTTCTAGCGGTCACTTTTGCGATTTTTTTTGCAAGGGCGAAATTATCGGTTTCGGCCGCAAAAATTTCGGTTTGTGTGACTTCATTTACCCAATCCCATTCGAGGGTAATTTGCCCTAATCCACCTGTTACTACTACACCGGTCGGAGCTGGAGGTCGATCAATAGTAAAGGTTTGTGTTTTTTCGGTGACGATTTGCCCTTTGGCGTTTTTGCCGTAAATAATCACGCTGTAATCGCCATTCGGTAAATCGCTCAACTCAATATTTGGGTCGGCTAATCCTTTCTTGAACTGATACAAATTACCATCTTTGTTGATTTTAATATCATAGGTTAGCTTACCGTCGCCAGAACTAATATCACTGGAGATATAGAGCTTGCCGTCATAACCAGTCGAGACTTCTACTGCGTTAATTTGCGGGGCTTTGTAAAGCGTTCTCGCCGTTTCCACAAAGTGAGCAGCGTTATCTACAATCGCCTCTTTCTGCGGTTCGTGTTGCAATGCCGTAATCGTATTCGTACCGTCCGCATTTTCAACAATCGAGATGGAGCGGTATAAGCCCGAGCTGATTTGTTTAGTCGATAACGACCATACGCCGTAGGTTTCTAAGCCGGTTGGCGTGCTATCTAGCGTGATTTCTTTACCGTTTACCGATTGGATTTTAATGCTAGAGTGCGTTGCCTCACCGTTGATATAGGTAAAATAACTGGCGTTATCAATGCTAATTTCACGGTCAAGGGTAACTTTTCTGCCATTAATCGCCAGTACACGTCCGCCAATTTCCGTACCGGCATAATGGCTGTCGGCAACACGGATAATATCACCCGGCAAGTGCATTAAGCCCTCACGTCCCACGGTAAAAGTAATGGTTTCCTTTTCCCGTTTTTCGGTTTCCAAAATCCATTTTCCGGTACGGTGTGCTTGCCCCCGAGAGGTACAACCGAAAGCAGTAATTTGACTTAAATTTAAGCCGTGCTTTTTGATTTCCTCGTCATCAGAGACATATTCAATCGCACTTTCATAGCCATTTGTTTTATCCGAATAAGTAACTTGCACTGCATTATGGCGTGATTTGCGAGCAGAGTAGGATCGTTCAAATCCACCAACTACATTAGCATTTGTGTAAGTCCAAACCGGATCACGCGGACGGTCGATAATGACCGATACTTCTGTTCCGGTCCAAATCGGAATCGCACGGAATACCGAGCAGAAATCATTCAACAAGTCATAGGCAGTTTTAACTTCCGTGAGCCATACGTTACAGGTGAAACGAGGCTCCATTCCACCCATACCGTCCGGCACAAGTTGATCGCAATAGCGAGCAACATCATACAACGCCCATTTGTCAAAACTGATTTCAACCCCAAGCATTTTGCTTAAAATCGGAGCTAAATCGTAAATTTCCCAAGCAGGGTTGTTCGTCCACGCAATTTTAAATGTGCCGTCCCAAAAGCCGGTGTAAGTGCGTTTAACTGGATCATAATTGCTTGGCACTTTGACTTTTTTCGCTTTAATTAGGTAGTTTCGGGTCGGGATATTATTAAAATACTCCGAATCAAAACTGATACCGGCAACCGCTGAATTAGGGTAAGTAAATTCGGTGTCGATAATTTCGGTATAGCTGCTCCAAATTGTACCGTTTTGTAGTCGTTGAGAATTGCTATCCTTTGTTACACGTTCAACCGAGATATTAAACGGTACAGGAGGCAGGTTATCAAACACCACAGATTCAAGGTATTGCGAGCTGTATTTGCCGTTAAAGCTATGCGAATATTGCCGTGTGCCAATCGTGATTTTTAAATCAACATTGGTGGTATTGGTATCGCCTTGATTATTTTGATGGAATAGTGACCGCACGCCCAACGTTAAACGCAAACGGCTGATGCGTTCATCAGTAACGGTGCGGACGATTGCACCGCTTTTTTTCTTGACTTCTACACCCACACTCACTTCATTTTGTGAGCTGTCGTAACCGTCTAACACATTTTGGTCTTGCGTACCGACATTTAACTGACCACTCACATTATTAAAGTTATAGCTGCCGTCATCGTTTTGGATCTGCGTGCCGTCTAAGTAAATCGATTTAAAGCCATCAACCAAGCCCTCGATTTCGCCCTCGCACAGCAATTCCACAATATTTACAATCTGTTTAGAGCGACCGGTTTCCGGTGCTTCTTTAGGAGTATGATTTTTTCTCTTACGACTAAATAATCCCATAATTATACCTCTACAGTCATCGTCTCAACTCCCTGCGATATCACAAGCGAGCCGGTCCGAATTAAGCCATAAGCCAACGGCACAGGTTTGCCTTGAGCCACCAAGTTATTTAAATTTGAAAAAGCCGTTGAGTTTTCTTTCTCTTTTTCATTACCGATATTCGGGGCATTCGGCATTTTGGTAAGCATTTGAGCAACACCGCCAAGCAACATTGATGCCCCCATTGCTCCCATCATCATTGCGGAAGAAGCCCCTAGAACTCCCCAACCGACCGGCCCGAGAAAAAATGCGGCTCCAATTAAGGCTACACCTAACACAGCTTGGAAAACACCCCCGCTTTTCGCCCCTTTGATAACAGGGGTAAAATGAATGGTTTGCCCTTTCTTCAGGCAATAAAAAAGCCCTTTTTCAAGGGCTGAGGCATCTAAATACTGTTTCCCGATGCGGACTTTATAAATACCGTCTCGCAACGTTTCACGCAAGCCTGTAAGCTGTGAGCATAACGCTCTGATGGCTTCTGCGGTGTCTTTAACTTCAAGTCTAAAGTCTGTACCGAATTTTCTAAGATGTCCGTAAAATTTAACTGTAATCATAGTTACCACCAACGAATAGCAGTGATAAATTCAGGGGCTTTCCAGATGAACGCAAACAAAAAGAGAATTATTGCGGCTGTCCACATTGTTTTTCTGATTTCTTTTGGGGTAATATTAATTGCTTCCATAAGAACTCCTAGAAATTTGAATGTAAATCGTTTATCATTCATTTAATTTATGTCCTCTTAGTTAGGTAAGTGGATATGAAAAACCCCGAAGTGCTGCAAACGCTTCGGGGTTTGTTTTTGTTACAAGCGGTCATTTTTTGTTAGTTATTTACAGCAATATCATTCAATATGCCATCAAAATCTAACTTCTCCGCCAGTTTATGCCGCCAAATACTGTGGGTATGGCGTAACCAGTAGCCATCATATAAATCACGCTTAGATAATCGGTTCGGGCTGTGATGGATTACCATCTGTTCGCCAATATAAATCGCTGCGTGGTTAGGTACATCAGCTCCAACCTGCATTAAAATCACATCGCCGATTTGTGGGGTTTCTACTCGCTCGAAACCTTGCCCTTGAATATTATCCAAATATAGATTTTGCCCGGTATGCCACCAGTCATCTTGTCGCTCGAACTCGTCCATCTCGTAACCGGCAAGCATATAGGCATCACGGTAGAGCGTGTAGCAATCCATTGTGCCGTGTTTAAACTCACGCCCGATTAAATGTGGTACATTGCGGAATTTATGGATTTGCCGATTATGCACTAGCCACCAATCTAAACCGGTCTGTACCTGCATTTTGCGATCAAGCACAGATAATATAGGCTTGCCGTTTGGCTCGGGATGTGAATGTACCACCGCTACCAGTTCGCCTTTTTCTTCTGCTTTGATGTAATCAAGATCGGATATTTCAAAGTAATTGGCTTTGTCTTCCGATTGGTTTTCACAAGGGATAAATTGATTTTTCGTGCCGTCAAAAACAACAAAACCACACATTTCGTGCGGCTCGTGTTGGAGAGCGTAGTCGATTATTTGTTGCTCCAATTCCATTTCTTACCCCAATTTATTTACAGACACGAATCCACCAAAATTGCGTTGATTACCTCGCAATGTACAACCATTCAAGCAATGACTGCATTTATCGGCTTTTGGATCTGACGTCGCTTTATCTTTTTCATCAAAATATTGCTTACCGGTATAACCACATTCTGACGAGCGGTAAATCCAAGTGCAGGTGTCTGCCATAATCAGTCGGCTGGGTATTTTGGCATTATCGGTTTCAATCGGTAATGCCAGCGTAAAGGTCGCCGTTTCTCGGGTGAGGCTGGTAAGCTGCTCAATCACAAAATGACTGATTATTTCCTGATTTGGATCAGCTTTCGCATTACCCCCGGCAAAATTCACGGCATCTAAATATTGAGCATAAACCTGATGCCGGCGGACAATCGCACCAATACATTCGTCAAACTGATTGGCAATGCCGGTAATTAAACCAAACAGATTTGATAGCGTGAGAGTCGGGCGATTGCTCGGGCCGCTACTGTTTCGTTCAAATCCACTTGCCTCAATCGGGTACGGATCGTAAGTCCGCCCTTGCCAGACAATACTTGTTTTGAGTTCATTTAACCCCGAATAAAAGCGGTAAACTGAGCCAGCATTACCGCTTTTATCCTTTAATGTGCGTAAATCTACCTCGTACAAATCAAGCATTGCATTTTGCTCAAGTTTGGCAAGGTCGAGTTTCATTTGATTGGATATGCTAACAGGCATTAGGGTACTTCCTTAAAGGTTACACTAAATTCCCAATGGTTTAAGCCAACCATTTTTGCGGGCCAACTGCTACACACTACCTTTTTGTTTTGTTGTGTGTACGGATCTTTAAAGTAAAAAGGGGAAACACCACGATGTTTGGCAAAAAATGCCTCCACCGCTAAATGTTCCCCCTTTTTCACTTTGATTGTGCCTGTATAGGCTCGTAATAAATTGTTTAAGCCTTTGGGCGAGCGTTGGGTATAACCATCGCCGAATTTGACTTCCATTATTTCAGGGGTATTTTCAACCGCTAAATCGGTGCGAACACACCATTGTAATGTTTCCATTAGGCAAATACTCCTCCGGCTCTAAAGTTGTTCTGAATCATTCCGTTCGCTTCCTGACGGGCAATTTTACGCATTAACTCAACAGTAATTTGCGTTTGCTCGCCTTGCTGTTTTTGGCTGACTTTGGCATCTACCGGCTCACCATTATTGATGACCTGTACGCTGATACTACTTTGAGCCGATTTCGGCTGATAAGATGATGACGGTACTCTTGGTACAGCGACACCACCGCCAGAGGCAAAACCACGTCTGCCATAGTTAAGATAATTCAAATAATCCAAACCAAGACGAGAGGTTGCCTCTTTGGTGATGACGTATTCCCCTTTGTGGACGATACCCGCTGGGGTGTATTTGCCGCCATTGCCTGTGTAGCCACCTGTTGCCCAAGTACCTAATCCATAAACAGCATTACCATTTACCGTTGTAGTCGGTCCTTGGTAGCCAAACAACATAGTTGCACCTTGTTTGATAGCATTAAATAACATCATTTTGATAATCATTTTGCTAAGATCAGATAATATGGAATTAGCAAAACTACGAAAATCCGCTTTACCCGTCATCACAAAATTAGTCAAGCTATCCGCCATACCGTCAAAGGTATTTTGAGTAATATTGGCAACATTTGCCGCCACATTGCTGACATCGGTTTCAATATTGTTCCAGCCTTCTTTTATTCCCATCATTACAGAAGCACGAGTTTCTTCCTGCTTTTTCTGATGTAGCTCGTATTCTTCCTTAATTTTGGCAATTTTCTGATCTAAAAGAGCAATATTCTCTTTCGTCATATTAATTTTCAGCCGCTCGGCCTCTAAATCTAATTGATTGTTAAATTGTAACAATTCTTTTTCAGTACGAGTTTTTCCCAGTAAATCCAGCTCGAATTGCATTGCCTCTAGCTTTTTATCGTGATCGACTTGGAATTGCTCAATGTCTAAAAGCTGTTGTTCAGAATCAATTTTAGCAGCCAGCTCTTTGAGTTTAGCCACGCCTTCAGTGCCGTAGTTTTTATATTTTTCAGCATTCAGAGCAATATCTTCAGTAAGTTTACGCACTTCCTGATATTGAGAAATGCCACCATATTTTACGAGATCTTCTTTATCTATCTTTAAGCCGGATAAACGATTGGTCATCTCCGCTACTTGGTTTTGGTAACTTTCGGCAGAGCGTTCGGCTTTGGTTTTCTTCGGTTTTCCGCCGCGCTTAGGGGCATTTTGCAACGTAAATTGTTGCTCATATGCTGCTTTTAGTCGCTCGTATCCGGCATCGCCCTCTTTCATACCTGATTTAATCAGAGCGTCTTTTACTTGCAATGCGATTTTATCTTTGCCTTTAGCCGAAGCAATCGCATTGTTACGTTCAATTTGCTCGATTTTTTCAAGATGTTTAGGATCGATAATTGCAGCACCGTTAGCATCCAGCTTCATACTTGACAGATTAGCGACTAGAATAGCCGCTCTCATAGCCTCTCCGGCAACGCCACCAAGAGCATTAGCAATGTTATTAGCGGCAATAACCATCTCCGGTGATTTGACGGTAAAATTACCGATAGCAATATTTAAGCCATCAACTTTGATTTGGCTTTCGTCAATGTGAGGATATAATTTGACAAATTCCTCTCGTAGGTTAGCGATTGGAACGTGAGCTTGTAAGGCTTCTTGAGCTTCTAAACTGGCATTTAATGTATTTTGTGCTTTTTCAACATCAGCAGTAACTAACTTTAACTCTTCTTGTGCTTTCGCTAACTCTTTCGCACTTTTTTCGAAACGGACACCGGCACCAAAGGCATCATCTAAAACCGTAGCTCCTTGCTCGATTTCTCGTGTAAGTTCAGCTTGGCGTTGTTTCAGACTAGCTAATGCTGTTTCCTGTTCTTTGATAGAACGAGACAATTTAACCATTTCTGCATCAGTTTGAGCCTTAGTCATTTTTTCGATATTGGCTCGAACGGAGTCTAAGCTGTCCGCGTAGCGGAGGGCTTCTTCACGAGCTGCTTTTTGACTTTCAAAAAATCCCCAAAGGGCAGTACCGGCAGTCGTTGCCACCATTGCAAGAGTCATTAATGGGTTAGACAGTGCAGCTGCTTTCAGTAAGTTCAATTCAGCTCTTGCAGCCGCTAAAACCCCATTCATCGCTCTGGTTGTTGTGGTTGCAGTGACCATACCTGCATTCATTGCACTTTGAGCAACTGCATTTTCAGCATACGCCACTTTGAGAGCCTGTTTTGTTGCAATTTGCTGGCGTTCAACCGCTATTTTCTGTTGCCCGAGAGCGATTTCTTTCTGATCTAGCGCTTGCAGTTCAGCAGATAACGCTAATCTTTCCGTACGAGTTGCCGCCGCTTGAATAGCAACAGCAATTTCTTCTCGTTCTTTTGTGATTTTCTGCTGTTTAACCGCAATCGCCTCTAATTCGGCTTTATTTTGATTGTAGGTTTGTAATGTTTGTTCCAGTTTTAAGGCGGTTTGTTGAGAGAGTACAACCAATTCCTGCTGACGAGTAGCTATCGTTTGTTGGCGAGCCTGATTTTCCGCAATAATTGCTTTTCGATTCTCATAAATCGCCGCTCTAGCCTCGATAAATGGGCGTACACTCATATAGCCTTTGAAAAGCACAAATGCACCACCTGCGACAAGTGCTGTTTTAGCGAACGTATCAAAATGAGCATTTAACGCATTCAGAACGGCAACGGCTTTCTGTGACGCACCAACGGTACTATCCATTTCGCCAACCCACTTTTCAGCCGCAGTTGAAAGATTTTGCATTGCTCCACTAATTGTAGTGGTTGTTTTGGCGTACTGTCCGTTTACATAACTCTCTGCTTTTTTTAGCCCCTCAATCATTTTTTCAGCAGACATCTCACCGTTATCCACCATTGCTTTAAGTTCGGCAGTGGTAATGCCTAACCCTTTGGCAATCGCCTGAATAACAGACGGTGTTTGGGTCATCAATGAGTTAAATTCTTGGGCTTTGAGCTTACCCATTAACAACGATTGGCTGAATTGCACTAGGGCGTTTGAAGCGGTTGCCGAACTTGCACCGGAAATAGCAACCGATTTGGCTACCGTTTCCGTTAGTTTTGCCACATCGTTTTGAGAAATACCGAGCTGTTTTGCATTTTGAGCAAAGGTCTGATAAACCGAAGAGGTTGCCTGTGTAGATTGGGCGGTTTTGAGCGAAATATCATACACCGCCGCCATTGCTCGGGCTTGTTGGGCTTCACTTTCGGTGACTAATTTGAGTTTATTACCGAGTTCGGTGTAGCTATTGGCATAACTAATCACTTTACTTGTCGGGAATTGCAACCGATTTGCAATTTGCCAAAAACGTTCTTTGGATACAGAGCTATTAAGATTATTTGCTGCTTGTTCAATATTTTTTAGATATTTTGTCGACCTATCAGCAAATTGACGTGCTTTTTGCTGAGCCTGATCCATATTCAAAATGAAGCTACGAGCAAACTTATTTGCTACTGTATCAGATTGTGCGAATCCAGATAGTAACTTAGAATTTTCTACATCTAAGGTAATAGTTAATCTGTTTGAGCTACTCACTTTTTCACCCCAAATAAAAAGCCCGCATAAAGCGGGCTAGAATTGATGTTAATTTAGATTTGACGATTATTTTTCATCTCTTTAACTAATTTATCCATTTTGCGGCGATACATTTCGGTATTTCGCCACCAGTATTTATCAAGCAAATAGGCAGTCGGGAAAAGTACTAAGATAGAAGCTATCCACCAGTTCGGCATACTAATAAAGATGCAAGCGACCAAAAATACAATAATTGCAATTTTAATCGTATTAATCATAAAACGGTCTAGTGCTTCAAACATACTTCCCTCCTTCTCTTTGAGGAAATATATATCCAAGAGCAAGGAATTTCAAGCTGTTTTCTTTACCTTTTCGCCAAATAATCTGCCACACCATTATCTTCCATTTCCTCCACATCCTCACTCCGATTAAAAAACGGCATAAATTCTGCAAGTTCAGGGGCTTTGCCTTTCGGATCACGGTTGATCATTGCGGTTAAGTGGGCAAGTTGGGCGGTGCGGTAATCTTCCCGCCACAAGCCGAAAGGCTGTTCTTGGTAGAAAAGTTGATATTCGGCAAAGTGGCGTTCGGGCATTTGTTCGATTTCTTCAAGGGTTTTGCTCAGTGCGAGCGAAAGGGTTAGCTGGAACTTTCTTCGCTCGCTGAGTCTTTTGGGGCGGACACGGCTTGGTTAAAGTCGATAATCACTTTACTGTCTAATTCGGCAATCGCATTGAGATCGTCAATGTTAAGTGGGTTAAACAGTAATGCACCGTTTTCGTCACATAAGCGGTAGGCAACCGATTGAGCAAGGCGGTATTTTTCGCCAAAACGGTTGAGAGCCTCATCAAAGGTTTCATCATCTTCTGCCGGTAATTCAACATTTTCTTGTTCTGCTTGTTGAATGAGCCAGCTTCGGGTTTCAAAAATCTGCTTATTCATATCGCCAACAGTGGCTTCACGTAGGTAGTAGGTCTCACCGTTGATTTCGATAGGTTGTAATTTAGGTTTGTTGGCAAGGAGTTTCTCACGCAGTGTCATTGTTCGTTCCTTTTGTAAAATTCTGATATAAAAAGACCGCTTGTTATTTCTACAAGCGGTCGAATTTTTTGATTTCTTGCAATTAAACTAACAAGTAGTCACGTTTGCTTGGCTTAATAGATACAGAGCCTTCGTATTTGCCTTTGACTTCACCGCTAAAACCATTGCCGGATTCGATAAAGCCTACACCGTAAGTTGTGCCGTGGTTATCCGGTAATTCCAGTTTATAGGCAAAGGTGGATTTGTTGAAAAACAGTTCGCGTAAGCGGGCTTGCATTTCTGTAGTTGGCTTGTGGAAAAAGCTCAATTTAATTGAGCCAAACTCAATTTCACCCGGCTCAGTTTCTGTGCCTTCCGAGCAAACCGTTGTAACATCTTCTGTATTTAAGGTGTCATCGGATTTTTCGATATTTTTAACCGCACAGAACTGCTCGGAGAACTGTACCAAAGCAGCTTTCGCTTTAGTATAACTAGTCGGTAAGTCTTTACCTTCCCATTTTACTTCTTCGCAAAGTTTAACTTGTTCGCCTGTCACGGACAGCACAGGATAAATCCCGTCTAACTGACCGCAACCGGTAATTTCGATGGCATCGCCTTTTTTGTAGCCTGATGATGCAATCGTTAGAGTAGCAGTATTTAAGTTAATTGCGGTAATTGCTTTTTGAGCCTCACGTCCAACGCTAATTCTAAATTTCGTACCTTGGACTTTTGTCGTTTTTGCCATTGTAATTCTCCTATTGAAATTGTTTGTTTAATATTCAACATCAAAGATTAACGTCGCTGTGTACCATGTTCTTTGGTTTTGGTCTTGTTCATACTGATATTGAGAGAGTGAGATGGTCTCTAAATACTCAAAGTCGGAATAGTCGATAATTTCGCGAATTTTTTCCGCCCACTCATCTAATTCATCTTCTGCATTCTCGACAGATTTCAAATGGATTGTAATGTTGAGCTTGGCACTCCATTGATCATTACAAACAGTCATTTCTTGCAGACTGATGTCATCGAGAGAAACCGACACTGCAAGTTGCTGCTCCTCAATATCAATAAAAGTTGGCAGCCCGTTATAAAAATTCTCAATATCCGGTAATTTGGTCTGTAATAATTCAAGGACTTCTTTTCGGATTTTAGTGTGGATTTTCATAATTTCCCCGCGAGTTGCTTGGCTAATTCAGCTTGCACTTGTTCTGGGTATTTTTTCAACTCTTGCTCAAATGCTTGCGTAAGTGGTTGGGATAGCGGAACTTTTGCTACATCAATGCCGTAGCGTTTACGACCTTGACGAAACATAATGTGCGTTCTCCCGTTCGCAAGCCGTTGGCGAAAGCCCCGTTGCACCGTATGTTTTCCTACCCGAATACTGCCTTTGCTTACTGACAAGCGATTCGATTTTCGCTCTAAAATGCGGATCATCGGCATATGGGTACGATTGACTTTAATCGTGGCTTGCAGTCGGGACGGTGTGGGTTTTGCCGTCATTTTTGCTCTGCCTTTGATTGTCTTTTGATTTACGCCAATCTCTGCCGCCACCGATTTAACCGCCTTATTCATTGCTTGCCGCCCAACAGTACGGATTGCTTGAGCGGCTGCTTTAGGTACGGTTTGCCTAGCTATTTTTTTCAGGGAGGCTTGCAGTTCTTTTAAACCGGTCACTTTAGAACCCATTGTTTACTCCAATTGCAATACGATTAACTGATCGACAAAGTGATAGGATTTAACAAGGTATTTCTTGCCATTTCCGCTCACTCGGTCGTCCAATCTCGGTTTGTAGCCACTCGCCCGAAATAGGGTTAGCGTGCGTTCCGTGCCGTGGATAGCTCGGTCATCGCTTGAGTGCAAGCCATTAAAAATCGCTGGTGCCTCATCGTATGTCGCAGGGTAGGGCTTACCGCCAATCAACCATTCGCTCATCATTGTGTGTTGGATGGTTTGATCGGCGGCTGCCATTGCCTGCTCAAACGGGCTAGACATTGATTTTCACATCAACTGTTGCAGATGATGTGCCTGAGGCTTTCCAGGCAATGCCTAAGCGTTTGTTTGAGCCAGCCGTGATCGTTGCCCCGTCTGCTTCCGACCAATACAGCACCGCACCTTGTTTGATGTCGTCTGCTTGCTTCGCTTTCACACTAAATACACCGGTGGTTAAACCGACTACCGCCTCGTTTTTTGCCGCATCAGTTACTGCAATCGCAATTAAATCTTCGGTGACAATCACATCACCGGAGGTTACGGCTTTGGTGGTGGTTAAACGCACCGTATTGCCGTCTTGAATATAGTTTTTAGCCATAATTAGGTTCCTTTAATGAAGAATAGAAATAAAATTGGTCATTGCACTAATAAACGCCGATAAAGCAAAAAGTAGCCCCATCGCCCAAATACCGAAAATCAACACATTGGCTTTGGTAGATTTATTCATTAGTTCTAACATTTTGCGTACCTCTCTTGCTATGTTATACTGCATTTAATTTAATCCTTGACTGATAAGGGTTAAAACAAAACCCCGAGTTATTCCGCTAACTCGGGGTTTATTATTTTGCAATTAAGCGTTGGTCACTTTCACCACGCCACGGTAGTCAATCACATTGACACCGGCATCAATACGGACTTTGGTCGAAACACCGTCCACCGTAAAGCCGTGCTGTTGCTCGATGTAAGGGCTATCCACCCCGTCCAGATAAGAGACTTCAATCGCCTCTTTATTGAGCAAGTACCATGATTTCGGATCTGCAATTTGTAAGCGAGGCGATTTAATCGGGCTGACAATATCACGGATCGGGTTAATGATACCGCTGTTGATGTCTGCACCTTCCACGCTTGACGAACCAAGAATCTGTTTTGCTTTGGTATGCAATGAGGTTGGTAACAGCATAAATTCTGGCTCAATAGAGAGCGGTTCACCACGGCTGTTTACAAAGCCATTCATTAACTGGATTGCCTTGTCGATATGCTCAACATCTAACTTCGCATTCGCAAGCGTATTTTTATGGCTGCTATCAAACAGTTTTTTTCCGTCTTGGGCGACAGCGTTGCCGGTGATTAAGGCAAACACCAATTTGGCGATAGTGGCTTTTGCCGCTTGCCCCATTTTTTCCGGGATTTTGGTTAAAAGGTGCATATCGTCATTGATGATCGCCTGACGGGTAATGCTAAATAATTGCCCGTAGGTCGCCAATGCCACTTGCGCCCCTTCATCGCCGATGGTGCCGTAGGTATATTCTTCCCCTTCGCCCACTTCCGGCAGGTAACCAAACTCACCCAATCCAACCCGTTTTGCCGGTCGGAAGTCAGTCAGAATGCCACGAGTGGTAAACTGCTCGTAATTCTCTGTCGCCGTTTCCCAGCCCTTAATCAAGGATTTGTGCGCCACATCAATCAGAATTTGCCCAAAGTCCGAACTCGAATGGGTAAAGGCAAGACCGACCATCTGCATTGGCGTATAACCGCTAATCCCCACGCCACGATCGACCAATGAGGCACGAGCCAATTCACGCAAGGTCATTGCATTGTAGGCATTATCTCTTGCGTTGGTTTTGTCGGTATCTTGACCAGCACGAGCCATTAACGACTGCTTCACGCTGTCGCCAACGATGTTACCGTTACCTGCGTGAATGTGGTTTTGCGGTACGCTTGGGGTGGTGTTTTCGCCCAGTTTGGCAAGGAGCTTGTCTTTGGCTTGCTCAGCGGTCATTGACACATCAGCTAAACATTCTGCCAGCAAGCCGTCAAATTGTGTGCCGAAAGCGGCAAAGGTCGCTTTGATCGCCGCATTACGTTGAGCTAATACCGCCATCGCATCGGGTTTTGTCACATTTTGTGGATTTTCGACCGCTTGCGCTGGGGGTTGGGGTTGTTCAGGAGTTGGGGTTGCAGCCCCCGCATTGCCTTGTGGCGTAAATAACATTGCTTTGATTTCGTTTGGCATTTTTGTATAGTCCTCTAATTTTTTAGATTGAATAGACGCCATCGCCACAAGGGGATTGGCGAGTTTATCAGCAAAACCCAACTCAATGCACTCACGGGCATTAAGCCAAGTCTCTTCTTTCAGCATTTCTGCTAATTCATCGGTAGATTTACCAGTTTTCGAGCTGTACGCCGTAACTAGCGTGCTTTCCACTTTATCAAGCAAATCCGCATATTTCCGCATATCATCGGCATCGCCGCCTTGAATGCCCCACGGTTTGTGGATCATCATCATAGCGTTTTCTGGCATAATGATTTCGCTGCCTGCCATTGCAATTACGCTAGCCATAGATGCAGCAAGACCGTCAATATAGACGGTCTTGTTAGCAGGGTGATTTTTTAGCAGGTTGTAAATGGCAATGCCGTCAAACACATCACCACCGGGCGAGTGGATATGCAGATTGATTTGTTTTAAATTGTTGCCAAGGGCTTTTAAGTCTTTAGCAAATTGTTGGGCGGTGACACCCCAAAAGCCGATTTCGTCAAAAATTGAGATTTCGGCGGTGTCATTCGCTTTGGCTTGGATTGAGTACCATTTCATATTTTTCTCCAAAGAAAAACGCCTGCAATAAAGATTACAGGCGTTTTAAATAACTAATTTTTATTCTTTAAATAGTATAGAATAATCCCTATTGGAACACCTATTATATTGAACATAATAGATACAAAATTATAAGAAAATAAATTGTGTTCTGGGAATAACTCTCTAATTAGTAGAGAACCAATCAAATGAATAAAAATCAAAAAAACATAGATAAAAATACAATAAAAACTTGATTTTCTTCCTCTATTTTTCCATTTTAAACTAGATAAAAAGGCATATGTTAGAGCCACCCAACAACTACATGATAATATC